GGGGAAACCCCCTCCACCCAAAAGGGAAAGACCGACATAAGTCGGGGGTCCCGCTACCTTTCGGTAGGGCCCGTATCTCTTTGTCCGATCACCAGGAAATGTCCCGCCACACAGAGTGGCAGAACATCTTAACCCGGTGTAGTGAGGTGCGCGACCTCACAGAGTATCCCGATCCGTTGTCAAGCGGCTCAGGTACTTTCACATAGTCAGAAAGGAGTAAACCTTTACCAACTAAGGGAGAAACCTTTACACGGTTGGCACCGTGATAAAGGGCGTATGCTGTCGGCCAGGACTCGTTTTTTACGAGAATCGGTCTTTCAACATACGAATAAAACCACCAACCATCCCACTGAGCTTCTCGAGCCCAGCGGGGAGGGCGTTGAGCCATTTCCGGTAGGAAAGGGGCAACAAGGTGGCCATCTCCATAGCCTTCTGGACCCCACACCCGAAGGTGCGGAGGAATGCAGCAGACAACCCAATTATGCAGAGCCAGAAGGCTTTGAATAACAGGATCATCTGTTGAACTATTCGAATCATTAACCTCAGACGAACAACGCTGGAGAGTGTTGATCGTACGGAGGGTTTGATTTGCGACATAGAAGGCTGAGGGGAGGGTATTAACCTCCTTACTCAAAAGTAGGGGACGGACAAAGGTTCCGAGGAAGAAGTCGTGACCACAGGACTCGTAGAAAGCACCTTCAAAGAAGGATTTTTCAACATTGATCCTGAAGCCACAGGCCTCAGCAGTCTCTAGGAAGAGACGAAAGCATGATTGCGGGATGATGACATCATCCCCGTACACGGACAAATTTTCATTTGTCGAATAGGGGACTCCCAACTCATCAGCGACAGCAGTTGCCATCGCGTAAAAGATAAGAGTCTCCAACTCGAAAGTGTACGCGTTGCCCATGCTGGTAAACTTGTGAAAGTTATACCAGGAACCCCCCGCGGAGTAGCGGGGGCATCGGGCAACATCAAGGGCTTCGAACCAATCAATTGGAAGAAGGTCCATGACAATCATGTAAGAGATCGTGTCACTAGCAGACGAGAAGTCCACAGTGGCAAGACAATCATCGAATGCCCGGGAGGCTAACTTTCGGTTAACACCCTGATCATCGAGGTTGACGCCGAATTTCTTCAAGCGGTCTCTTAACCAAGAACCGA